CTCCTTGTGGCCGTCGGAATGTCGACCACAACCAACTTCAAAACCCCGTGGTGGGTCCGCCTCTTTGGAGGTGGTCCTACGGGCAAACGAAGCCGAGCTAGACGGTCAGCGGTTGCTGAACCCGAAGCTCATGAGGAAAAACTGGCTCCTACACTACCTCATAAGGATGTTAAAATTGTCTTTCGTTCGCGCCGTGGCCGATCTAACTCTGTGCATCGTCGCACTTGCAGCTCCAAATCCGGCTGCCCCGGTTGTGAAACCACCGGCAAGCATGAATGGTTCTGCATAGTACTTGATGTCATTGACCAACGATTCGCCAGTGGCCGCTGTCCAGCGGCCACCTTATGCACCTGTCTCTCACGTGGTGGCGCCATTGGCTGCTCTTTCTCCTATGCCCACCACCTGGTACGGCAGATGCCTGTGGGTGCCACCCTGCCACTGGAGACTTTTAATGGATCACCCCAACAACATGCTTTGCTTAATCGCCACATTGCTGATTATTACCGATCGCGAGGCCGTGCTCAAGAGAGCACTCCCTACAACATCCCTAATAGTCAAAAGCACCTTTTACAACCTTTAGGCATGGAACTACCACAGATCGACGCCCCAGAAACGCCACACGCCCTCCACAAGTCAATTGAGGAGTTCCAATTAAGGCGTTTGGGCCGTCTTTTTCTACAGGACCACAACTACGGCATCATATCTGTCAAGTCATCCAAACTAGGCCTGCTCCCACCCGCCGGGTCTGTTCAAAATCCGGTCTTTGAGGCCAAGGACGTCACCCGGTACCCAGGCTCTGCTATCAAACACGCTCACTTCCGCAACTTCCCGGTCCACTTGCTACATGACGTTTCTTCCGAAGTCACTCCTCATGAGCTTGTTGAGAAACTTGTCGAAGAGAACCCAGAGGGACATTTGATTGTCACAGGCCTCAATCCGGCTGAAGTGCTCGATCGCGCAGACAGTTGGGAACCATCCAGTCACACCATCGAGTACGACCTAGGTGGTTTCAATTATATATTCACTGGCTCTGAATCAGAAGCCTACTTCACCCCGGTCTCAGTAACTAAAGCCTGGCTCCGAACTAGTTCGGTTTGCGCCTCAAATGGGAGAGTCTACCACGTGACGCTTGTAGAACAAAAGCTGGGCCACTGTGTCTGGCACATTTACTGCGGAAACGCCCTTGACCAACACACCCGCACTTTCCCAACTCACTCCTACGTTAGAGTCCCTGCTGCACTCTCAGGAACCACAAGGGATGAATATCTCCCAGCGGCACTGCTAACCGGCGTGATGGACTTTGTAGCTCGTACTCCTGACTTGTCCACACGTAATCTTAGTGCAAAGGTTTCACAACTTGCTAATGGATTGCACCCCCGTGCCACCGCTCGAGACCGTTGGGTTGCATCTTGGGTTGCATCTCGGATGGCTCCTCACAAACAGTTCAGTTGGCGTGCTTACAAACTTTTCTGGGATTTTCTCTATGCCGTCACGCTGCAGTGGCATCTTCTCGCCCCCATGCCTGACGTCTACCAGTACATCGACGAGAGAAAGCGTTGTCGCACCATTCACCCAACCCCCAGCGGTGGTTGGTCGCCTCGCGTCAAGCCCTTAGTGTACCGACAGTCAATACCTAATTACCCTACAATGTTGCAGCGCATGAGTGCATTTACTGCTTCCGCTTTTGTTTTTCTACTCCCGAAGGTCTTCATTGGAGAAGTTATAACCAACTTCCTTTGGCGGTTAGACTATCTACACTGGGCCCAAAAGCTCTGGTATTGGGCCGATATTTCTGCACTCAGATTGTTACTCACCGCTGCCATAATAGCAGTGACTGCGATCTTGCCTGGTAGCGTCGTGAAGGTCTTCACTCGATTGTCTGGTCACTTCTGGAGACAACTTTGGCTACCTGCCTGGATCTCATGGGCGTTTGAAGTGTTCGTCACTGAAGCCACTGGCGGCCCTGGATACCGGATCATGCAAACCTTGCCCGGTCGCGGGTGGTTCTACCAAATTTACATCTGGTGTGTCGCAACGTGTGCTGTTCTGCCCAACATTGGGCTGAAATGGGCTGTGCCGTGGCTTGCCATGTCTTCACCACTGGGATTTCTACTACCAATAATAATCGCCTTAATTGTTGTGGAGAATGCTGCACAACTACTCAGTTACCAGGCCATCCCTGGTCCACCACCTCCCATCTACTGGTCACTGCGTTGGTGGCTTTTCTGTCGTGTCAATCGATTACCGGAGTCGCGAACGTTCTCTGCCGCGCTGGCAAACACGATGCACTGGCTACCCAAGTGGATTTATTGGCACCGCACCACACTGTTCAATTTCCTCGTCGGTTGCCTGGCTTACAGGCCAAATCGTGGAAATTGCAACCGTGTTGGCACGCTTCCAGCCCTACCTGACAAGCCTCCCGCAGCAGTGCGTAGACTCAATGTTGACATTCCGTTACCAACAGTCACCGTCTTGCCACCCCAGATCCCAGGGGGTGTCCCCGCACAGCGAATCGCCATCGCACCGGCCGGCGTAAATTTCCCTGACTGGCTCCAACAAGTACAGAACGCATATGCAGTACAACCCAACCAATATCCGAACCTAACCCCAGGACAGCACTGCTTCTGGGACATTCTGGAGAGGTTCGGTGGTACCGCCCATATGTGGTACTCCTGGTTCATGGCGTACACGAATCGCACTCCTGACCCCCTCAATCCCGTTGTGGGGAATGTGACTATCCCCGAAATGCAGGAATTCGCTGCTGTTGCAGCGTTTCCTATGCAGCTCTCAGGCTTGGTCTCAGATGTGATTCAACAAACCGGCAGCGATCGACCTACCCTTTCCCTGCGCATCGTGCGCTCCGTTATAGGCGGACAACTTCATGTGGAGTGGGCCGACGTCATTCAGAACAATACTCCCGTGGCAAACCTCTCACGGATTTTGTCCACTGTGATGCAAGCATGGCCACAGTGGGATGTGGCCATCCAAAATGCATTCAACGCTGCACCCCCAAATTTTTCAGCGCGTCCGACTCCCCTATTGCGGGGATGGGCCGGTTCTAACGACCTCCCATCAAGCATGGTTGACATCGCAGACGCCATAGTGGCATCCAGGACTGCACAGCCAATACTTGCTGCGCCCAATAATGAAAATTTTGCTATTGATTTTAACGTCCAGTTTAACGCACCGTGGCCCCCTCTGTTTCTTTTTGAGCCACCTGTGGACACCCTCCCCGTGGCATCCGAAGGACCCAGGAAAAGTTGGCAGAGGTTCACTAAGCTGGCCAAAGGGATCTCTGGTCGCCTTCGTTTGCCAGCTCACTACCCTCACCCATTGGCAAATCCGCAAATGAAGGTGGGAGCCGGCCCTTCCCGTGGCCAGCAGATTGATAATCGCCGAAGGAACAATCCACGTCCGGAAGTGCCTCAATGGGTCACTCTACGTAACGAGCTTGCTGCATCGGTGGTCAAGTTTAAGGACCTTTCCTTACCCAAAGTCCCTTTGCAGAGAGAAACCATCCGATACCAAGCCGACGTCCAGCGGGCCAGTAGGCTCATGGCCGACCTAAAAGCCTACCCCTCCGAACTTGGGTCCCGTAGCAACCCTGCTGTTCTGCAGAGTCTCGATTCAGTCTTAGACACTTACAAGCTTGAAAAGAAAACCATTGAGGTGGATGTCCACGCATACTTGGGTGTTTGGGGCTCCGGCAAGTCAACTGAAACAATAGCTTACCTCAAATCCCTCACCCCTGACGAAAGATCCAACGTTCGAATTGTCAGCCACACCGAGTCGCTGAGAGCTCAGGCTCGCGAGAAGTTCGACTTTCCCGAGTTGAGGGGCTTCAATTTTCCTACCATTGCCTCTCTCATTGCGGAGCCTGCAACTGGGACAATCATCTTTGACGACGCGGGAAAATTTTGGGGAGGTACCCTTGATCTCGTCATTCTCACCAATCCACTTGTTGACACCATAGTTATAAATGGTGACCCTGCGCAAACTAGCACTAAGTTTCCCGTTGCCGGCACACAAAGTGAGTTTGACCTGTCCCCCATCCATTGTATTTCAGCCTTCACTACAAAGTACGCCACCGTTACACACCGTGGTTTTGGGCTACTTGCTAACTCCATGGGGGTTCACACAACTAACACCAACTGGGGACATATTACACATGCCGTGTCCGGAAAGCATGGAATACCGGTCACCACCGCCTCCCCCAGGTACGTTAACGTCTTAGGTGCCTACGGCCGACAGTCGTACACATATTCTGGTGTGCAGGGTGAAGACTTCAAGACTGACATTGAAATTGACATGACCGGGCTTGAAGGTGCCATCATGGATTCAGCCGCCTACACGGCCCTCACCCGCAGCTCTACTGGCGTTTACATCCACATGGAGGCTGCTGACCCAAGTAGTGTAATACGCAAGCAGCCTACCGGTAGTGAGCTCATGAATGCTGTGGTTTACTCGATGCGCGAGACAAATTCTCCATCCCTAGCGCAACCAAATTGGCTAATAAAGGCTGCTTTCTATAAGCACCTACATGAGTGTATGCCACTGTTACCTTGGTTCGCTAGTGTTGGTGCGTCCATACCTGCATCCGAATTTCAAAATGTCACGCCAGCTTCAACCACACATTTCGTGGTCGAGGGTGAAGTTTGCGAACCGTCAGCTCTTGAGCACCTTGCCCCATCGAGCGCTGCAATTGAGAACTACGTGCCCGAGACCCACTTTGATGCCAAGGAAGACCGGGAACTGCGTGTAGGCAATTTGGGACAAACTGATCAGTTCAAGGAAACGGCTTTTGTCAACCCGCATGTTCACAAGCGCGGAGACACGCCGACCTATCGACTTTCGGTACAGCAGCGGCTTACTTCCGCAACTTTTGAAGACAATGCGTCGCGAAAGGCCCAGTGCCTCCGCCAGGACATGTGCGATGAGTATGACCGACTGGTTCCGAACCCGCCACTTTGGTCCCCCGCTAAACATGAGCATTACGTGGACCTTGCGATCGAGGAGTACATGTCCAAAAGAACCGAGGCTGCCGTTAGTGCCAAGCTTAAGGCCCATGACCCCGATCGCGACGGTTCTAGCATTGTCATATCCTTGAAGAACCAAGTTATCAAGAAAGATGAAAAACGCCACAAGAAGAATGCCATCCCTGGCCAACTCATCCATGAGTACGACATTGCCACTACGTTGGGTGATGCTGCGTACGCCCTTTTTCTTGAAAATGAGATAATACCGGCATTTCCGAAAAATTTTTTGTTCTACCGCCGGATGTCTCCCCAGCAGTTCATAGACAAGTACCGCACCCGTTGGAGATTCAATAATGGTGCATATGCC